AATTGCAATCGTAAATAAATTCCTAGAGCAATGATTGAGAATAGCAGTTTCGTTTATTTTGATAATGCCTCAACGGGCTTATTGTTTGATGATTCCAAGCATAACGAGTACCCAATTAGGTACTATAATGTTGTAGATGGACAGGGCTTAACGCCAAGTAAGGATTGCTCTTACTATGGTTTCATTTACGAAGGCCAGACACACATCACCATCAATGGGTTAACGCATAACATTTGCACTAATATGTACTTCTCGTTTGCGGGACAGGCATTCATTGAAGGCAAGGGTAAGATTGTAGTCATTGAAGTGCTTCATACGGAGGGCATATATCCGCAAAACAGATACCGCGCAATGAATATGTTTGGTGGGCCAATTGAAGAGGAAGGTAGATTAAAGTACATTGATGGCTGCACGGACTCTTTGCTTATTGCGCCCGTAAAACTTGGAGACCCTTGCTTTAATTACTTGCATTTCCCAGCCAATATTGACCAAACCCAGCACACCCACCCAACTAACCGAATTGGAATGGTTGCGCGAGGCAACGGAGAGTGCATCACCCCATTTGGAAACCTGCCCCTGTTTGAAGGAATGATTTTTATTATTAAAGAATGGGACGGCAAATCGTTTGACAAAGGACTAGACGGCAAGACCTACCCGACAGGCACTCACGCCTTCCGCACCTTTGAAAAGGAGGGAATGGATGTTATAGCCTTCCATCCAGATAGCGACTTCGGGGCAACGGATGAGATTCATCCGATGATTAACCGAACTATCGTTAATGGCGTTAGTGCTAGTAAGATTGACTCAATCCGCACAAAATAAGTTTAATATGTATTTTAAAAAAACAGATATAACTAATGGCTGGAAAGGTTAGAAAGAAGCAGCACCTAGAAACTAATGTATACGAAGAGGCATTAAGCCGAACCCGATACATCTTTGACAACTTTGATAAGGTGGTTGTGTCATTCTCTGGAGGTAAAGACTCTACTGCGGTGCTGAATGTAGCCCTAGAGGTGGCTAGAGAGCGCAATAAGTTGCCGTTAGAGGTCGTGTTCTTTGATGAGGAGGCCATACACCCACCCACAATAGAATATGTCCGCAGAGTGGCTAATTCTGATGATATAGATTTAAAGTGGTACTGCCTAGAATTTAAGCACAGGAACGCTGCATCTAACGAAGAGCCGTTCTGGTACTGCTGGGATAGTCAAAAGGAGGATGTATGGGTCCGCCCATTACCAGAGGAAGCCATAACGGAGCATCCCAACTTTAAAAAAGGAATGGCGTTTCAAGAGTTTAGCCCTTATCTCTATTCTCGTTCAGAAGGTAGCGTTGCTATGCTCACAGGCATCCGTACTCAAGAGAGCCTTCGCAGGTATCAAGTCATCGCCAAGAAGAAGAATGATGCATTCATCAATTCTAAATCAGAAGCCTCAAACAATCAGTACCGATGCTTCCCAATTTACGATTGGTCCAGCGAGGATGTGTGGTTAGCGGTGCATAAGTTCGGCTGGGATTACAACCTTACCTATGACATTTTTAACCAGACCAAAATGTACGGAGACTTCCTGCACCAACGGGTATGTCCTCCATTTGGAGAAGAGCCATTACGCGGCCTGTGGATTTACTCCGAGTGCTTCCCAGAAATGTGGCACAAGATGTTGTACAGAGTGCAGGGAGTGGCTACGGCTTGGCGGTATGCAAATACCAGCCTTTATTCTAATTCAAAGGACAAGCCAGAACATATGTCCTACAGGGAGTATTTGAATGTGGTAATTGATTCATACGATTCAGTAGCCCAGAATGATGTCAAGGTAGCCATCAATAAGTACATAAGAAGTCATTATAAGCAAACAGATGACACCATTCAAGAAACACAACCACATACCATATCTGGAGTGTCTTGGATGTGGCTTTGTCGCGTAGCAATTCGCGGGGACTTTAAAGGCCGCCAATCTAACTATCTAAACACGGAAGCCACAAAGCAAAGAGATAAATTAGGAATAACCCTAGAACAAGCACTAAAGCAATATGGAAAACGATAAACTACAAAAGCAGCCCCTCTCACGAATCACTTGGATGAACCGAGAGGAATTAAAGCCTAATAACTACAACCCAAATAAGGTTGCACCACCCGAACTGAAACTTCTAAAAATATCTATCCTAGAAGATGGCTGGACACAACCCATTGTGGCCAACGCTGATGGTACTATCGTAGATGGGTTCCACAGATGGACCGTTTCTGGACACAAGGAGATCTTCGCACTCACAGATGGCTTAGTACCTGTAGTCATATTAAAGGCCACAGATGATAACCAAAAGCGTATGGCTACCATACGACACAATAGAGCGCGAGGAACACACGGAGTGCTTGAGATGTCAAACATCGTAACTGATATGGTAAACAACGGATTAACGGGCGAAGAGATTATGGAACGCCTAATGATGGAGAAGGATGAAGTGGTGCGCCTATTGTTTAGAGCAGGTATACCCAAGAGCCAAATCTTTAAAGACAAAGAGTTCTCTAACGCTTGGACACCGAAATAATGGCGAACAAAACCGAACAGATAAAAAGGGCGATGGTTGAAGCGATGGAACAATCGCTTGGAGTGGTAACTACTGCCTGTAAAAAGGTGGGTATTGGCCGCACTACCTATTACGAGTATTACAATACAGACTCAAAATTTAAAGCAGAAATAGATGACCTACAAAATGTAGCAATTGACTTTGCTGAGAGCCAACTGCATAAGCAGATTAAGGACGGGAATACTAGCGCAACTATCTTCTACCTAAAGACAAAGGGAAAGAGCAGGGGCTATGTAGAACGACAGGAGGTTCAAATGACAGGTGATAGCCTGTTCCAAATAGAAATCATTGGCTCAAAGGATTCAGACAAACATAGTATTTGAACATCTTGAGCGCAGCGATAAGAGAATTGTCGTTGAGCAGGGTGGTACGCGTAGCGGAAAGACCTACAACATATTGTTGTGGATTATATTTAAATACTGCTCAGACAATAAGGGGAAGATCATAACGATATGCCGAAAGGCTTATCCTTCTTTACGGGCTTCTGCAATGCGGGATTTTATGGAAATACTACATAACCACGGATTATACTCCGAAGAGTTCCATAATAAGAGTACTGCGGAATACCACCTTAACGGCAATCTTATTGAGTTCATATCCTTGGACCAGCCCCAGAAGATAAGGGGCCGCAAACGGAACCTATTGTATCTAAACGAGGGCAATGAATTGTTTTACGAAGACTGGCAACAACTTGTATTTCGTACTGATGGCAGAATTATCATTGATTACAACCCATCAGATACATTCCATTGGATATATGATAAGGTCATTCCTCGCGATGATTGCGATTTCTACCAGACCACATATCTAGACAACCCATTTCTAGATGACACAATCATTGAAGAAATTGAACGCCTAAAGGGAACAGATGATGATTACTGGCGTGTTTACGGATTAGGGGAGAGAGGTTCAAGCCGAGCGACTATATTTCAGTTTAAGGTGGTTGAAGAGATGAAGGGTATGCCATTGTCTTTGGGTATGGACTTCGGCTACACGAATGACCCAACCACTTTAATCCAGATATACAAGGACGGAGACAATCTCTACTTGAATGAGTTGATATACAATACCAACCTCACTAACCAAGACATATCGCAGCGTTTGGGGCAGTTAGGGCTTACTAGGTTTGATGAAATATGGGCAGATAGCGCAGAGCCTAAATCCATTGAGGAACTGCATAGAATGGGCTGGAATGTAAAGGGCGCAGAAAAAGGGCAGGATTCTGTGATTGCAGGTATTGATGTTCTGAAGCGGCACAAGATAATGGTTACCAAAACATCCTTGAATCTAATTAAGGAGTTGCAGAACTATAAATGGAAAGAAGATAAAAATGGCAATCTGCTTAACCAACCTATTGATGCGTGGAATCACGCCATTGATGCAACTAGATATGCTACCTTCAGTAAGTTGAGAAGACCTAACTATGGTACTTATAATATCAGATAGATATATTAAGTTATCTATTGATATAGATATTAAGTTATCTGTTATCCAAAAATAATTTAAAAATATTTAACCAGAACCATTGTATTCAATGAATCTGTTACTACTTTAGCATAAGTAATAAACCAACACACACTACAAAATGGCACTACTTAAAAACAACAAAGGAGAATACAACTACCAATTCAACTGGATTGACGAGAACGGACAAACTGTTGGGTTCAATGATGTATGGGCAATCACCAAGCGCGATGCCGTAAAGAAGGCTAAGGCTATGGAAAGTCCTGCCGAGGATTACTCTTGGGGGCGTAATACGGGTATGTACCTTGATGTCAAGTCAATGTACAAGGCAACGGCCAAACAGTGGGTCGCGGGTAATCGCTTAGGATGGATGATGACAATATAATTAACCAACACGCACTATGAAAAACTACGAAGACATCCGAAACGCAATCATAGGTTCAAACCTATCAGTACAAGAGTTGCGCGACTTAAATGCAATGATTGTAACTAGCCTTAATGTTAGACATAAAATTGAGCGCGACTTAAAGAACAAATCTGCTAAGTCATCATTGAAGGTCGGTATGGAGGTAAACATTAACCACGCAAGAGTATACGGCCAAACATTTGTGGTAACTAATATTCGTCGCACCAAAGCATCGGTTAGGTCAACGACAGACGAGTTTGTCAGTTACAATGTGTCGTTGTCTATGCTGCAACCAATTTGAACCATAAGATAGGATAGCAGCCAATCAAAAAAAGAGAGCCTCCCTAACGGGGGGCTTTTTTTATGCCTTAAATTTGTTTAATCTAGTTATTTATATGATGAAACTTGAAGTAGTTGTACCCACATCCCTTTCGGAAATCACTCTGGAGCAGTACCAATCTTTTATTCGGCTTCAAGGGGACGATGAGTTCCTAGCCAAAAAAGCGGTAGAGATATTCTGTGGTGTGTCCTTCCAAGACCTGCCTCTTGTGCGATTTAAGGACATTTATAACATAGTGCAGCACATCCACACTATGCTACAGGAGAAACCCTCTCTTACGCCAACTTTTAAGATTGGGGACACCAAGTACGGATTCATTCCAAACTTGGAAGACATAACCTACGGGGAGTTTGTGGATCTTGACCAATTTCTAGCAGACCCAAAACAACTGCACCAAGCAATGGCGGTATTGTATCGCCCGATTGTAGAGAAGATTGGGAGCAGGTACAACATAGAACCATACGAAGTGTCAGAGGCGGCAGCAGACACAATGAAACAAGCCCCAATGGACATCGTTACAGGTGCGGTGGTTTTTTTTTATCGTTTAGGCAAAGAATTACTGACTTATATGCAGACCTCTTTGGGGGAGGGACAGAAGAGAATGAGTACTCTGCCCAAGCACAATTCGGAAAACGATGGGGATGGTACTCAACATTCTATAGCCTTGCTCAAGGCGATGTTAGACGATTTGACGAAATATCAAGACTCCCCCTTCACCAATGTCTTACATTCCTCTCCTTTGAAAAGAGCAAGCAGGAGACAGAAAACAACCTACTCAAAAGCAAAATAAAATGAGGCAGTTCTACAACATCACCAAAACGATTAAAGATACGCTGGAGGCGAATAGCCAAGTCAATGTAGTAACCTATGGGGACATCTACGATGTAGACCTTAACAAGCAGACCATCTTCCCTTTGGCTCACATTATGGTTAACCAAGCGACCATTCAAGAGCAGACCATAACGATGAATATATCTGTGATTGTAATGGACATTGTGGATGTTACCAAAGAGAATCCCAGAGATGAAACAGAACCATTCTTTGGGACTAGCAATGAGCAGGACATCTTGAATACGCAGTTAGCCGTTTTAAACGATTTAACGACCAAACTATATCGCGGCACACTCTACACGGACTTGTATCAATTAAGCAGCCCACCGAACTGCGTTCCATTCACAGAGCGTTTTGAGAACCTATTGGCTGGATGGACAGGCACATTTGACATTATCCTTCCGAACACGGAAATCTCCTCCTGTTAATGGGCAGACAAGAACAAATACAAATCACGCTAGACAAGTTTGGAAAGTATCTTGTCCAGCAGTCAAGGGCTAACCTCACCCGTATGGGAAAGAGTTCGTCCAAAGGTTTGTATGAATCTATCACCTACTCTTCTAAAGTGAACAAGGACGGCAAGTCGTTTGAGTTTAAGTTTGAGATGGCAGAATACGGGGAGTACCAAGACAAGGGTGTTCGTGGAGCGAAGTCAACCTATCCAGAGAGCGCAGGTAGCAAGTTTGGTTATGGCGCAAAGCGACCACCTGCGAAGGCGTTTGCTAATTGGGTAGTGAAGCGGGGATTAGATGGCGTAAGGGACAAGAAAACAGGCCGTTTTATAAAGCGACAGAGCCTTCAGTATGCCATCGCCCAGAGCATCTACAATAAGGGCATAAGAGCCTCTAATTTCTTTAGTAAGCCATTTGGCGTAGCCTTTGAAAAACTACCAGCGGAAATAGTTAATGCGTTTCTGTTGGACCAAAAATCATTTGAAGAATTTATTAAGAAGCAATAATGGCAGCAAATCCTATCTCTTACCTACCAACGGGACTGCGTAGCGCACGAAGTCCTATCTTCCTATCCTTCGGGGTAGAGGATTCGGCAGACACTCTCTTGAGCGTACAAATAACAATGTATGTTTTTGCAGGTAATTCAACCAGCACCCCTGCAACCATCTCTTATTCCATCAATAAGACGGCAGTCAACAATCAAGTGATTGTAGAGGTTTCTGATCTTATACGGGAAACGCTGCTTCCGTCATTCTCAAAGGATAGCGTAACCACTATTTCTGAATCAGCATCTGGCGAAGCCGTCTGGTGTAAGCTTGA